CAGATGAATCGTCAGGCTCTGTTGCAAGCAGCCATTGCCGCGTCACAGGCAAGCGCACCAAGCACAGTACCTCGCTCTTTCATGCAGATTCTTGGCGCTGGACTCGCTGGTGGTCAGCAGGGTTATCAGCAGGCGCAGCAAGGGGCTATACAACAGTTGATGGTTAAGATGAAGATTGATGAGGCAAAACGAGCTCAGCAAGCTCAACAGGCTTATCAAAATCTTCTGATGGGTCAGCCTACAGTTGGCGCGGAGATTACGCCACAGCAAGCCATTGAAGCGCCTGGCATGGCGCTTGGTCCAACAGTAGAACGTGCGGCCATGATCGGTCAGCCTGCGCCTAATGTTGCACCTAGTGGCGCTTCAGTATTGACACGCGATCAGCGTGCAATGCTGGCTGCATTGCCTGCTGAAAAGGGTATACCTGAGATGCTGAAGCTGACTCAGCCAACAGAAAAAGCAAAGTTGCTGGCTGAACTTGGCATGAAGCCAACTTTAGAAAACTTGCGTTTGCTCGAAAAGCCAGAGGCCGATCCTGAGAAGATCAAAATTCTTAAAGCACTTAACATGGATGTAAATTTGACTAATTTACGTCAATTAGACAAGCCTGAGTCTGCGCCAAATGAGGTTCAATTGCTCAATGCTGCTGGCGTACCAGTGACATTTGAAAATATCATTGCTTTGAAAAGATCAGGTGCTACAAATGTTAATGTTGACACTGGTCAAAAGGGTTTTGAAAACAAGATGTCTGCTAAGAAGACATTCATGTCTGAACCTATCTATAAAGACTTCAACGATATGCAATCAGCATATGGTCAGGTTTTATCAGCCTTGGATCAAGGTTCCCCAATTGGCGATGTAGCTGGCGCCACTAAGGTAATGAAGTTGCTTGACCCTGGCTCTGTCGTGCGCGAGTCTGAATTGGGTATTGCTATGGCGGCATCAGGCCGTATGGATAGATTGAAGTTTTATTTCAGTAATTGGGCATCAGGACAAAAACTTACACCTACTCAGCGCGATGACTTTAAGACATTGTCAAACGAGCTGTATGCGGCTGCTGGACAGGCTTATAACAAAAAGCGTAGTGAGTACCTTGACTTTGGATCAAGCACTGGTGTTGATCTGAATACAGCTCTTGGTGCGCCTGCAAAACTACCATCAATTGTTAAGGCGCCTGGAGCCAACGCTCCACAGCGTAGACCATTGACAGACATCTTCAACCGATAAGGCGTAATCATGGATGATTTAAGAAAGCAGATTGATACGGCCAGACAAGAGGGCTATAAAGATGACGAGATCATGGGTTATCTGTCTAGCCTGCCTGGTGTAGATGCTCAGATCAAAACCGCCATTGAGAACAACTACACGCCGTCAGAGGTATTGAAGTTTTTGTCTGAGCGTAAGTCTGCTGCTTATGAAGCTGGCGCCAAGAAATCAGAGTTAGAAAAAGGATTCTTGTCAGCCATGCAAGGCCCGACTATGGGTTTCTATGACGAGATCGCTGGAGCTGTTGCTGCGCCAATCAAAGCCATCACTGAGGGAAAGCCACTAACTCAGGCATATCAAGAGCAGAGAGATGTTATTCGCGGCGCTGCCGAGTCATACTCCAAAGAAAATCCATATACATCTATGGGGTTGCAGGCAGCGGCAACATTACCAACTATGGCGATTGGCGCACCAGCAAGGGTAAGCCAAGCTATTAATCGAGGTGTGGTGACGCCTGCTATAGAGGCAATATCTCCAAAGCTGGCGCAGCTTCAAAGCTACTTGACGCAAGCTCCACAAACAGGCCAAGTCATGGGTATGGGTCAGCGTATGGCGCAGGCCGGTGCTGCTGGCGTTGGGTATGGTGCTGTTGGCGGTCTTGGTACATCAGAAGGTGAAACCATTGGTGACATCAGCAAAGATGTGGCAAAAAGTACCGCCATTGGTGGCGTACTTGGTCCAATATCTCAGCCAGTTATGTCAATACTTGGTGCTGGTGGACGTCAGATTGCTGCAAGGGTTTCGCCGGCCAAGGCTGAACAGTACGCACAGCAAAAGGTGGCCGAGGCTTTACTGCGCGATACACCACCTGATCTACTTGCAAGCGCATTGACAATGTCTCAGGCTCGCATGGGTAAGTTGGGTGCAGAGGCTCGCGTGGCTGATGTGGGTGGTGCAAATATGCGCCAACTGTTGGACACCATAGCAACGCTTCCAGGCGAGACAAAGCAAGCCTTAGAACGTGCCATCAGAGAGCGCCAAGCCGGACGCGCAGGCCGTCTTGTGACTGCCGCTGATACGGCTTTAGGCACTCAAGGCTCGCAGTTTCAGCAGAGTATTGACACCTTTAGCGAATTGCGCCGCATAGAGTCTCGACCTTTCTATAACGTCATTGATCAGGCCGTGGTGCAAGTTGATGAGCCATTGATGAAGCTGTTAAAGCGTTCAGAGTCATTGCAGGGCGCCGCTGAATTGCTGTATCGCACAAAAACTGGTCAATCCATTGACCTGTCAAAGATACAGGCTGGTCAGCCAGTGCCAATGAATGTGCTGGATACTTTAAAGCAGTCTCTGTATGACTCAGCGCAAAGTCTTAAACGATCAGGTAGTGGTCAGCAGGCTACGGCATACGATGATGTACGCCAAGAGTTGATCAAGGCACTCAGCGATAGATCGCCAAAAGTTGGCGGTAAGTCTGCTTATGCACAGGCCATGGAGAAGTGGGCAGGACCATCACAAATGATGGATGCCGCTGAACTTGGCCGTAAGGCGATGACCGGCGACATAATCAACTTCAAGCAGGAATTGCGCGGATTGACTGGTTCAGAGATGGACGCATTCCGAATTGGTGCATTGCAGGCTTTACGTCAAAAGACAGGCACAGAGGCTGGCCAGACATCATTGTTGAAGATGTGGAAAGAACCAGCAACGCAAGAGAGACTCAAGGCTGTATTCGGTAATGACTACCGAGAATTTGCGGCGGCAGTTGGCAAAGAAGCTCGCCTTAAAGGGTTGGAGTCTGCTGGCCGTGGAGCGCAGACCGCGGCAAGGGCTGCTGGAATGGCCGATCTTGATGTCGCACCAATGATGCAGGCAGGGCAGGCGGTTGCCACTGGCAATGTGCCGGGCATGGTGACATCAGCCTCTAACCTATTCGGCCAAGTCAGGACTCCCGAAGCAGTACGCAACCAAATGGGACGCATTCTGCTATCACGCGACCAGCAAAAACTACTTGATCTGTCTGAGTCACTGCGCCGATTGAATGAGGCACGTTCACGCGCCGCTGGGACTGGTGGTTATATCGGTGGACAAACTGGAATAATTGGGTCAAACCTCGCAGGACAATAAATCATGGCAACCTACCTTGACTACTTAATGGGCGTTGGAGAGACTGGCGCAACGCTTGGTAGCGGTGCAATGGCTGGCTTATTGGGTATGCCTTATGGCGTTTACAAGGGAGCCACCAGCGGCAAGTTGGGTACGCGAGAAGCCAATCGAATTGCCGAGGAAGAAGCGCGTAGGTTCATAGAGCAGTACACCTACCAACCCCGCGGCAAGGTGGCGCCAGAGATGATGCAAACACTTGGCGGCCTGCTTGAATCAAGCAAGTTGCCACCAGTTATCCCAGAGGCGGCAGTGCTGGCATCAATCCCTAAAGCAGCCTATGCGTCACAAGCTGAACGCACTGGCATGGCCGCTGAACGCGCTATTACGCCAATGGTTGAGCGCATTATGCAAAAGGGTGGACTTGGTGCTGGTCTGCTTGGTGATTTGGCGCAGGGTACTAAAAGTCAAATGCTACAAGGCAATAATGTTTTTGATCCAAGGTTTGATCCAAGGGTTTTGGAGCAAGAACGACTCAGGAATTTAAAAACAACTGTTGTTCCAATTCAAAATTACAACGTGCCAGAGGTATCTCTCGCAAACTATGAGGGATATCCTTTTATCACTAGTATGGCAGACAGGACAAGGACTGGTTTGCTGACTGACATTGACGGCGTATTGTTGAATCGTCCTGTTGAGTTACAAGGCGGTCAGCCGTATATGTTTGAGAATCCTGGTCAAGTATGGGCATCAGGTAAAAAGCCAGCAACTGATATTTATGAGTTAGCTGCTGAATTAAAGAGTGGGACTAAAAAAGACCCATTGTTTTTGCCTTGGGTTATGTCGCCATCAGGTAGTGACTTTGCCAATATGACTGGCGAAACAATGCTTGCATACGCTCAATCAGCCATGGGTAAAGGAACAAAAAGCGCATTGGACAGTCGAATTAAAAAGCAATTTATACCTGACTGGAAAGGCATAGATGATCCTGCAAGCATTGACCAATTCAAAAAGTTATCTGACAAAAAACGCAAGTCAATGAAACAGCAATTGCTTGATAAAGAATTCAGAAATGAGGGCGGTTTAAGTATTGGTGAAGCAAGATTGGCAATTGCTGACCCTACTCAATTGATGTCTAGAGATGCAAGCATCTTAAATGTTGGACAAGTATTCCCAGATCGTCCAATGATCATGCAATCAGGACATTCGTCTTACCCGCTTGGAGTGCCTGGTCAGGGTCTTGGCGTAAGCAAAGACAAGTTCAATATATTCCAATTGCTAAAAGATTACAGTGCCAGTAGAGGTATTAAAGATCCGACAGCACCATCGCGGCCAGACATCAGAACGCTTGAGATGAAACCATATGGCGGCATACTGACAGCGTATGTACTTAAGGCTCTTGGCTATTAAGTAAATACTCAGGCTTGAATTTATCAGCGATTGATTGGCTGTATCTGTCGACCAAAAACTGTTTCACAGATTCCTCTGTTACTAAGTTAATTTGTTTTCCTATACAGTTAAATTCATGTGTGATCAATGCTCTAAGAATATCTTTGGGCATTTTCACTTCAACATTTACAAATGGGGATAGTTTCAACTTGCATCTCCAAACAGCGCAGCCACCAGCGGATCGCGCTTGATCTTCCACTTCTTTGCTCTTTCCTTTGCCATGCGAAAAGCATGATCGTCTAAGGACTCCTTGGCTTTCCAGCGTTTAAGCCTCTCTTGTGCCGTCAGAGGTTTAGGCTTGGCGGCATCACTGCCAATGCCATGTCTGTACACCGCCACCCAAACATTACCTGATCTGCGCCACTCCTGTATGTGTACGACACCTTGCTGGCGCAGTCTGTTGATCAGTATCTGCGCCGATCTCTCTGTGCAATACACCTTGGCTGCCACCTCCGGCGCCGTGCATCCAACGCGCTGTAGCAGATCGATGATGCGTGGCAGCCTGACAGACTTCATTTGTTGAGGTGCTCGCGTCTGAGATGGCGCTCTGCTTCTTCTTTATCGGTGAAGATCAATCCGCAACGTGTGCAGCGGTAGCTCCTACCCTCATACACGTTGACTTGCTTGTCGGGATGTTGACCACTGACTTTGCCAGTAAAGGTGCGTATTGTTTCAATCATTTGCTGGCGAAAGTTCATGTGTTCTTCTCCCTTTCAAATCTACTGTCTTTTAAAAATGATCTCAGCCATTTACCTTTACCAAGTTTTGCCCATTCGTTGTACTCGCTCTGAGTCAATTTAATGGTGACACTTCTTCCATTCTTGGTCAGTTCGCGTTTTAGTCTTGTACTGACTAACTTCTCTTTCATCACTCAACCTCACAGTCCAACAAAAACAGGACAAGGCACAGCAGTGTGCCGATCACAACGATTACGCCAAAGACGGCGACTAAGAAAAAGATCAGGATAGTTTCCATGTTTTTGCCTCACTTGGTGGTGTCCAACCGAAGCGCCGCCAAGTAGCTTGCACATCAGTTGGTTTTGTGTACTTTAATTCCTTGGCGTAAGCGCTTGGTAGCGTCACTTTTGTGCCTTGTGGTGGCCTCCAATCGCCTCTCATTTGGATGCCGCCAGTAGTTCCATCTCAGCGTCTTTGAGTCGGTCTTTGATGCACTTCATCTCATAGTCAAGTTGATCAATCTTTGACTGCATACGCTCTCGGGTAAACCTCTCAGCGTGAGCCCATCCAATGACAGCGCCACAGTGAACGGCCTTGCTGATGAGTTGCACGATCTCTGCGCGAGTCATCACGCCAATGGCAGTCTCTCTTGGGGGTGAGAGGCGCACTACCTCTGCATCGATTTCGTCTTGCATCTTCTTGCTCATAAAGTCCACCATGCTGTTATCAATAGGGCAAAGCCAACGCCAATGGCGATGGCGGCAACAAAGTCTAATGCGGAGTCAGCGCGGCGGTTTAAGTGCCGCTTCTCTGCCTCCATGTAAGGGTGTTGGGTGTAGTTCATTGAGATGTCTCCTTTTATTTGGCTTGAGGTAAAGGATTAAAGAAAATTGATGGAACTTGATTTTTATCGGCTAAAACATAGTGATGCTCACCATTGCGAAATATTTCTTTTTTGTACTCAATGACCTGACCAATTTGTATCTCTTGGTCATAGGGCGAAAGAATTGCGGGAACGCTACTTACACACACTGCTTTTTTCATTTCGTATCTCCTTGGGGTTGCGTTGTTGATGAATGAATCATATCAGAGATGACTAACTTGTAAATAGAAATATATAAGACCTTTATTTCCAGTCAACTATTATTCCTGTAAACTCAGCATCGGCGGGGTTTTCAAGTTCCTCGCCAGTTGCCTATTTGGGGGGTCAGCGTGAGTTGATCCCCTTTTTTTCATTTAAACTTGACCATCTTCACAAAACATGGTTAACATACTTTACATGAAAACGATCTCGCAAGAAGCACTACACGCAATACGCCACAAAGTTGAATGCGCTGGCTACAAGATGTCAGACGTATGCCGTGTCGCACAAATCGATCAGGCGCAGGTATCCCGCTGGATGTCGGGAACGACTGAACCCTTGTATAGCAGTGTAATTCGTCTAGACCAAGCTGCCGATGCCTTGATGTCAGCGCGTCTGACAGTACTCAACAAGGCCATGGAAGACGCTGTCAAATGATGACCACCAACTTTAAACCTCGCAGGATCATTGGCATTGACGTTGGTCTGAACGGCGCAATCGCCATGATGCAGGGCGAGACACTGACCGGCATTTTCGATATGCCAACTGTCTCTCTCACTCGCAACGGCGTGGCCAAGCGTCAGATCAGTATCCCAGAGCTAATCCAAATACTGGATAACTTCAAGGCTGACGAGGCATACATAGAAAAAGTGTTTGCCCGAAGTGGCCAGGGCGTTACCAGCGTTTTTTCGTTTGGGCGCAGTCTTGGTGCGATTGAAGGCGTCATTGCCGCCAGATCAATCAAAGCCACACTGATCACCCCACAAGTTTGGCAAAAGGCGATGGGCGTAACTGGTGGCAAGGACGGCGCAAGAGCTAGGGCGATGGAGCTGTTCCCCTACAACGTGGACTACTTCAAGCGCAAGAAAGACGATGGCCGAGCAGATGCGGCGCTGATTGCTTGTTGGGGACTGCGACATGGATGACAAAGAACGCGCCATCATGCGAGATCACATCGTCTACTTGGCAAGTCAGTTAGAGCAGACACGCAAAGCCAATCAGCAACAGATCGTGTTCATTAAACGCTTGCTCGACCCCGAAGACCTTGGACACGCTGTCAGTAACGAATGCCGACAGATCGCATACACATTACTTATCAACAGCACACATCACGAAAGAGACTCATGGCAAAACAGCAACAATTGAAACTCAGGCCATCATCAGCGTCACGCTGGATCGCCTGTCCTGCCAGCGCAAAGCTGTCTACGTTAGTGCCTTACCAAGAGGCAGGAGAGGCCGCCAAGATCGGTACAGCCATTCATGCGCTGGCTGAGACTTGCTTTCAGCTCGACTCTGACCCCATGAAGTTTGTCGGACAGGTGGTGGAGGGCATCACGATGACCGAAGAAAACTGCGCCTTTGCCTTGGAACACTTGCAGGCGATATGGGCGATTCAAGATGAGCTTGGGTCTGTCAAGGTGGAGCAACTCTACAAGCTCTACGAAACACCCCAATACACGCTACAAGGTACTGCCGATGTCGTTGGTATATCTAGCGACAAGTTGATCATTGCCGACCTTAAAACAGGTCGTGGCTACGTTGATGCTGACAGCGAACAGATGAAGATATACGCCTTGGGCGCGTTCTTCCGCAACACTTTTTGGCCAACGCAAGTTGAGTTCCAAATCATTCAGCCCCATCATGGCGAGAAGCGCATACACCGCATGAGCGTGGATGAACTTAACGCGTGGGAAAAGGAAGTTCTTAAACCAGCTATTTTTGACGCCATCAGTGATGCGCCGCGCTTTAACCCATCAGAGTCAGCCTGCCAGTGGTGTCCCGCCAAGCACATATGTCCTGCTCAAAAGGAGCAGTTCGACATCGTGGCGGCTCTTCCTGACATCACTGTCATGCCTAAAGATGACATTGTTTCGGTGATGTTGTCTTTGACGCCAACACAGATCAGCGCCATATTGGACAAAGCTCCACTGGTGGAGAAGTTCATTGACGCTGTCAAAGAACACGCCACCAAGCAGATGGAGGCAGGCGAGGTAGTACCAGGCTGGCAGCTACAACCCAAACGCGCCTCACGCAAGTGGATTGACTCAACAGCGGCGCGTCAGGCTCTTACTGACGCCGGTCTTACAGACTCACAGATTTTCGAGACTGAATTAATTTCTCCTACGGCGGCAGAGAAACTGCTACCAAAGGAACAAAGAGTTATCTTGGACGATCTCACGGCCAAGGTATCAAGTGGACTCACACTT